CATCGCTGTCACGTCGTGAAACTACCGCACAAAGACGCCAACGAATGCCGGACCAAGGGCTACACTGAGGAGCAGATGCGCGGTTTCCTAGAAGCCGCGGAGACCACCGATCCGGAGGAACTGCGGCGTGCAAGTTCCTACGTCGAAGAGGTGATCGAGCAGTTCTACCCGCCCAACAACGAACCGATCGGGTTCAAGTCTCCCTGGCAAAAGCTCGATGAGCTGATTCGGTTCAGGCGCGCGGAACTGAGCATCTGGACCGGATTCAGCGATCACGGAAAGACCACGCTCCTGAACCAAGTTCTGCTCTGGGGAGCGGCCCAAGGTGAGCGCTGTCTCATCGCCTCACTGGAAATCAAACCCGCGATCCTGCTCAAGCGCGCGACCAGGCAGGCAACTGGAAAGCGTACGCCAGACGTTGCGCTGATCAGAACGACTCACCGCTGGTACGACGGGAAGATCTGGATTTTCGATCTGGTCGGCAGCGCAAAGACCAGCCGATTGCTTCAGGTGTTCGACTACGCGCGGCGCCGCTACGGGGTCAGTCAGTTTGTCGTCGACAGCCTGTTGCGCTGCGGGATTCCCGAAGAGGACTACAACGCCCAGAAAGAGTTCGTCGATCAACTCGCGGAGTACGCTACCACTCACGCGGTAGGAGTTCATCTGGTTGCTCACAGCCGCAAAAAGCAGAACGACAACGAAGCCGGCGGACGCCTCGACGTGAGGGGCTCGGCATCGATCACCGACCTCGGACACAACGTGTATGTCGTGTGGCGGAACAAGCAGAAAGAGGCCGCGATGGAGCGTGCGCAACACGCCGGCGAGACTCCGCATTTCAAGCTTTTCGAACAACCCGACGCTCTGTTCAAGTGCGACAAGACCCGTGAGGGAGAGTGGGAAGGGAGCGCGTCTCTCTGGTTCGATCGAGAGTCGCAGCAATACCTGGCCGAGGCTGGCTCTTATGCATTCCCGCTGGTTCGAGAAGCCAGCGCCGACGATTACGAGGAGGCTTGATGGAAACAACCGAGATGCATTCGATCCTGGCTCATCTGCAGCGTCACGGCGTGGAGCTTCGAGTAAAAGACGGGCGAGTGATGGGCCCTCGCGGAATGAAGCCTGAGTTGAAGGACCTGGTGAGCGAGCACAAAGACGGCCTATTCGTGGTGCTGACCGAACGCTGTCCGGTCTGTAACCCGGTGACGAGTGTAAGAGTCTTCGATCGCCGGCCAAAGAATCATTGGGCGCTCGAGTGTGCGTTCGATCCCGGGCACTACTCCGAAGTGCGAGCGAAAACAGACGGGGTACTGGGCTTGAATATCCCGGACGAATTCGAGCCGCAGCAGGAGGAATTGTATGAGCAGTGAGAATCACGTTTACGACTCCGACGACATTCACCGCGTCGCGAATTGTCCTGTATGCCAGGACTGGATCGCTCGATGCGCAGAGGAAGACGAGGCCCGTGAGGACGAACAGAGCGCCCTCGATAATTCGCCCTTCGGAATCGAGCCAGGAGCTGCAGACTAAAATGCGAATCCGTCGCCCACTCAAACTCACGCTTCGCTGCCGCGGTTGTGGAACGCCCTACACGATCGCGACTGCGGATCTGGCGAGCCTCACCGGTTGGTGTCCGAGTTGCGAATCGAGACTCGTGCGGCTGAGGAAGGCGACGAGGATTGTGTGGGTGCAGTGAACGACGACATCCCCGAGACGTCGGGCAGCGTACTTCGCCGAGGATGCGGCTGCCCGCTCCTGATTTTTATTTCTACAGCAGTATCGGTGATTACTCTGCGGGGTGTTTTTGAACTTGCGCGCGCGATCGCGAGATGGTGCTTGAGGTGAGCGCTTTGCCTGTAAGAAAACCTAAGTTCAAGACTGGCACCCCCAATGGCACCCCTAAATTTTCCTTGCAATTAACCGGGCTGCTGTTCTATCATCGCCACGGTTCGTGACGCTTTCAACACGCAACCGTTTCCGCGTCGGGCCGGCGCAATTGATGCCACTGCATTCCCAAAAACACTTTTCAGTAGTCCTTCCGAACGGAGCGCCCCACACCGTATCTGTCGGTAACTTCGTGCTTTATCGCGATCTGGAGCTTATCCGGGTGTCGAAGTCCAACGTCGGCCGGGTGTGTAAGTGGCTGAGGGCTTTTCCCGTCACTGACGGCCTTCGATTCGAGGTTGTCACGCCTCCGAATGCAGACGAATACGCACTGCGCGTAGTGCACTTTCTCTGGCTGCGGATTATGAGTCTCGCTACTTTCCAACCGGACCTATGAGCGCAAAAAACGGCAAAACCAATGGGCGAAAAAACGGCAACGACAACGGCAATGGTGCGAAACCCGCGCCCGAGGAAAGTCTGAAGGTCGAGCTGTTCTGGCGCTTCCTACTCGGCGACGCAAAGGGCAACGGCACAGAAGCGGCCCGGATGGCCGGTTTCGCGGGAGACGACAACGCGTTGGGAGTGTATGCCCACAGGCTGATCCGGACTCGCCAAGTGCGGGAACGTATCCAGGCGCGGCTTGAGGACGCGTTATCGCTTACGCCGAACGAAGTGATCGGAGTGCTAACTTCGCATCTTCGCGCCGACGTGACTGAGATCCTAACCGAGGGCGGTCACCTTGACGTCGCCACGCTAAGGGACCGAAAGCTTGGCCACTTGATCAAGAAAATTAGAACGCGGCGCTATGTGGAGCGCACGGGCGAGGTCGAGCAGCCAGTCGAAGTCACCGAAGTCGAACTGCACGATTCGTTCAAAGCCGGCGTCCAGCTCTCGCGGATTATGGGAATCGAGAAACAGCCGGCGATGAATCCTAACGACGAGCAGGCTCGGATCGACGCTGCGGTGAAGCAGTTTATGGAGCGAACCGGCGCCAACGAGGAGCAGGCGAGAGAGTATCTGGCGCCACATATTCCCGAGGTCAAAGAGCTTGGAAAGATCGGCTAATCTCAATCCCGATTGGGAACACGAGGCGAGAATGATTGGCGCTGCGTACAACGCGGGCATGGGTCGTCGCTACTCTCTTCCAGAGCTCGAATCGAACTACCGGCTATGGCTCTCCGAGCTCCTTCCAAAGCACTTTCGCTCAGCGAGCAATGAGCAATTCGCCCAGCATCACGATGAGTTCTTTGGCTGGGGCTGGTCGATTCAGCGCGGCGTTTTGCCTTCGCCTCCTGCGTGTCTCTGGATTGTCAATCGCGCTGGAAACAAGTCAACCTCAGCCGCTGGCCTGGCCGTGGCGTTGGGTGCCATGGGTCGGCGCAAGTTCGGCCTGGTGATTACTCGGACCGACGGGCAAGGCGACACTCACATCAAGCGAGTCAACGCGATGCTTCTTGCGTCGAACGTGGGACTCTACTACCCGAGGATGGCCAAACCTCAGGTGCACGAGGTGGGGAATCGACACATCCAGGCGGCTTGGAACCGGACACAGTTAACCACGGATGAGGGGTGGACACTTCAGAACTTCAGCCTGATGGCGGCACAGCGCGGAGTCGGACACGAAGAGTATCGGCCGGACTTCATCTGGGTTACGGACATCGACGACGAGCACGATAGTCCCGGGATGGTCGATACGTTGGCTGACGCTTTGGCCGCGTCGGTATTCGGCACGCGCTCGTCTGACTGCGTAGTGATCTTCGATCAGAACGTAATCCATCGGGACTCGGTCCTGAATCGCATCCTCACTCGAAAGACCGACGTGCTTTCAGATCGCAAAGTGATCGGTCCGATTCCTGCAGTCAGAAAGCCGGCTTACAAGCGGGTCGACAACTATTGGGTGATCGAGAAGGGAGTCCCAACTTGGGGCGGGATGCCGCTCCCTGCTTGCGAGGGTACGCTCAATATCGTCGGGATGGACAAGTGGGAGCGTGAGTATCAGCACAACACCGATAAGGCTTACCCGGATGCCGTCTATCCCATGTGGGATGAGGTTTTTCACATCATCACCTGGTCTGAGTTTGTGAGATTCTTCGCGCAGCAGAAGCACGCAATTGAGTGGGATCTCTTTGATGCCAGTGGAAAGCCTAAACTTCCTGGAACTGGCGACATCGCGATGGCTCAGGACTGGGGGAACAACCCAAAGCATCCATGTGCGAATCGCTGGGTGTGGCAGCCCTCTGAGGGAATGCCTTTATCCAAGTGGCTATTTTTCTATCGCGAGATGTGCTGGCCGCGATTCCCGGCAGTAGAGGCTGACGATCGAGTGGGCCCATCTGCCGTTCAGGTTGGGAAGGCAATTCAGGACGTCGAGCAGCGATGGAGCGAAGGCGATCGGGTGCTCTTGCGCAGGGCAAGCCACGAACGGCCAGAGATCATCAGGGGCTATGCCGTTGATCTACCAGAAACAGGTCGGGATCCACTGTACTTTCAATCAGTGGACACGTCGCAAGCCCGAGAAGGCATTCTGCATATGCAGAACATCCTGAAAATCGACGAGTCCCTGGCGCACCCCTTCCGTCGATATCCGATCGGGCATCCCGATGAGGGCCAGCGGCTCCGAGGTTGTCCCACTGGCGCATTCTTCATTGTCGCCGACGGACAGGGCGAACTCTATGTCGACGAGGCCACCGGTGAACTGAAGGCGACGCCGGCTACCGATGAACGCGGACAGGCGAGAACGCGTTTTGAGTACCCCAACTATCGGAAGCCGGACACCGCTCAGGGCGACGCAAAGAAAGATGCCCCGAAGCGGGACGATGACATGGTCGACTGTGACCGGGCTCTTGCTGGGGATCGAGTGCCGCTTATTAAGCCGCTGACCGCCGAAGAGCGACTGCTGTTGAAGTGGGAGCGGAGGCTTGATGCTCAACTGCAGAGGGCAAGCCGCAATGATGTTTCCGAGGAACGGATCGCGTCGATCATTCAAACCAGCCTGATCAATCGAGAGCGAGAGCTCGACGAGGCCGGCCGAACCGGGCACTACCTAACGCAAGATTACTAGGAGGACTTATGCCAGATCAAACTCTAACGTATTCCGACGAAACAACGTATGCCAAACAGGCCGTCAATTGGCTGAATCACCTACGTGACTACGGCTGTCTTACTGAGACGGATATGGCCAGCATCACGACCTACGCACAGATGCGGGCGGCGATCGTCGCTCACGTTCCGCCGGCGGTGAATGCGGAGACGGAGAACATCATCCGCCAAGCGCTCAAAGTGCTGGACCGGGCGGCCGACTCGAACGTTGCGGCTATCACCAATGCGATGGTGGCGACAGCCTCGGGCCAGTCCTCGGGGTCGCGGATACCGAACCTGCTGGCTGCAGTAGCGGCATTGACCGCTCCCGATACGGTCGCGAGTACAACCTCAGGATCGTTCGCGTTTCAGGCGTAGAGAAGTTGCAGCGGAGTGAAACGGAAAATCATCCTTGGCTCATAACCAAGGGATAGCGGGTTCGACTCCCGTCGCTGCGCCCACCCCTTTATGACTTTCTGGCAACGCCTACTCTTCCCCAAAACGGCAGCACTCTTCGACCGCGAAGCTGAGATCCTCTACCAGCGAGAGCAGAATGCCAAGCTGATAGATGCGATCGTTCGTGGCCGCGGCGAATCTCCGGTTTTTTCTGAGCCTGACAGGCCTGCGGTCAAGGTTGATCCTAACGTCCCCGACGACTCTGATGCTTGGCGAGAGAATGAAATCCTGGCTGAGAATCAGCGCATCATTGACCGCGCTGTAGAGAACGAGGATGAGTATCTGGAACTGGTCGAGTTGGTAGAAACAGGCTCACCGGGGGCAAGGGAGTTGCTGGACGCTGCTGACAAGCGGCTTGCGGCCTTGTCGGCGCGGTATTCATCGACGGAAAGGGAGGGGCCACCAAGTTGAGCAACCGCGATCCGTGGACACTAGACGAGGCGCTTCCGGTTATCCGTAAACTGATGCCGGTATGTAAGCGGCTCGGTTATCAACTCTCACTTACAGGATCAGTGCTATGGGAAGGCCGCAGCACTAAGGATCTCGACTTACAAATGGTCTCACTGGAAGCCTCGTTCTCGCTGCCAGCTCCGTCTCAGATTCTAGCGACGATCGCGCAGGCCTTATCCGCCGAGGTCGTTGGACACTGCGAGGAAAGTTTGACCCGCGAAGGTATCCGTGCTGGTCAGCTCCTTTTGAACAATCGCGTGATAGACATGCAGATAGTCAACCTCCGCCTGCGTGATCTAGGGCGGGAGCGGTTCCAGCACAGATCCAGCTCCCTGAGCTACGCTTAATGAGCACATCCCCGCTGGTCTTCGGTCACGAACCGGGATCAGCTACCCCAAGCGCTACTTTCGAGAACTCCCGCACCTTAGAGCCTTCCCGTCCACTACTGGATCTCCTGCGCTCTCTCGCCGAACGACTCGAGTCTGAAGATAGGGAGCGGGTGATCAGGCTCCACCGTCGTGGCGTGAGAATGCAGAAGATGTACGAGGGTGACTACGGCGACTTCCACCCAACCTCGGGCGCATGGATGAGCAGGCCCGGGTATGCAATGGGGGACAAGAAGAAGACTGGGAAGGCCTCGGCCTGGTATCCGCATAACAAGATCAGGAGATATTGCGATGCTGTTACGGCTCAGACCTTTCAGTCCCGCATTGATCTTAGGGCGATCGCGACGAGAGATGATGATCGATCTGAACTCGCCGCTCTATCAGCCCGGGCAATCGTCGACTATCACGAGCAGTCCATTTTCACCGAAGAATTCATCACCGATGAAGACAAGCAGAAGCGGTTCTTTGGACAGGTCTTCTTCTACGGCTACTGGGACGTAAAGGCTGGCCCAATGGTCGATGAACTCGGGGTCACCCAGACCGACTATATGCCGGGCGGCTCCGTCTTTACCTGTCTTCGATGTGGCGATTCTGGAGACGAGCAGGATGTTGCCCAAGCTGGGGGTTGTCCAGGGTGCGGTTCTCAGGCGCTCAGTGAGGATCAGATTCCACCGATGACGCTGCCGACGTTTGGGGTAGTCGGAAAGAAGCGCGCGGGGGACTTTCGCATTGATGTGGTGCCGAGCTTACAGGTGAATTACGATCGCACGGCGCCGCGGTTCGAACTCGGGCTCTGGTGTGAACGTCAACGCCGCATGAGGGTTGAAATACTTCAAAAGCTCTTTCCGCAGTGGAAGGTTCCAGTCAACAACGATTCCACGGGCACCTATGATCGGAGCGGAGCGGATTTACTCGAGGCTGGCACGGGGAACACGGGCGGGTCATTTGGTGGGCGTTGGCGATCCTCGAGCGCAAAACGGACTCTGATTCGGCAATTCTGGTTTCAGCCTGAACTGTACGGCGAAGAAGTGTTACCAGCCGACGTACCTTTGATGGACGGCAGTAGCATTCCCGCGAACACGCAGTTAGGCGAAATGCACCCCAAGGGGATGTATGTACTCTTTGGCGGCCGCGACGTTCTGGACATCTGGAGCGATACGTTTCCGGAGCATTGGGTCCAGCTCAAAGACAAGCACATTCCCAACCGAACAGACGGCGATGGCTCCGAAGACATCATCAGGCCGGCCCAGGAGTACAACGAGTCTCGATCGTATGCCGTAGGTGCCTGGAAGCACAACGCAGCGCGCCCTCAGTGGACACGCGATCCAATCAAGGAAGGCGACTTCACCGGACAGCCTGGCTATATCGGCCATATCAAGGGGCTGGATTACAAGATTCCTCTCTCCAATCTCCATCACGTAGCTGATCCGGTTCCTTTGGATCAGTCGGTCATGGCGATGATGAGCACCGCTGACGGAGAAATGCAGCAGTGCCTAGCCGCTACCGGGACGATGATAGGTGATCCAAGTAGCGATGTGACCGGCGGCGCAGAGACCAAGGGCGGGATGGAGCTGATCAACTCGAATGCTCAGACCCAGCGCCTGCCTGAGTTTGCCCTGCGCGCTTATGCATATAAGCGGCTGCACCTGATTGGGATTGAGTTGTTTCGCCAGAACGCAACCGAAGAACGCTGGATACCGATCAATGGACAGGCCGGGGATCTGGCCGGCAAGTACCTGAAGGGCGCGGATCTCGATGGTGACATCGATCTAAGTTTTGGTAAGGGCTCCTATGCGCCAAAGGACGACGCGAGACGTAGAGCGAATCTGATGTGGGCACTCGATGTCGGCGGTGGGATGGTCTTGAATCCGCAGGCGCCCGCGAAGTGGCGACAGTACATTCTCGATGTTGGCGGCGTGGATATGCAGCTGGATGATTTTACTCTGGACGTCCAGAACGCGCGCCGTCGAATCGAAGACATGAAGAGGCTCGCACCTCAGGCACAGCAGATGGCCGGGATGGTTGCGGAGCTTGCCCAGCAGATAGCTCCGGATCTGATGAGCGCACAGGGAGTGCCTCAGCCGGGAATGTCTCCCGATCAAATAGCGCCGCCGGGTATGCAGCAGCTGGGGGGCTTAGGTGGTCCGACGGGACAGCCGGTGATGGCTCCTCCTGCTCCTCCCAATGCGGCCGAATTGCTGTGTCAGATGGTTCCGATTGATTCAGCCGTCGATGCCCACGAAGTTCACTATGCGTTCTATGTCAACTGGCTCAAGGGAGATGAGGCCAGGCGCGTAGATCCAACGGTAAATGAAGCCGTACACCTCAGACTTCAAGAGCACGAGCAGGCCGGAGCTGCCGAAGCTGGACGAAAACAAATGCTTGCGCTTCAAGCACAGGGGCCAATGCTGGCGCTCCAGCAGGGGCAGCAGGATCAACAAGCGAACAAGGAATCAGGGCAACGGGCTGAGGATCGCACTCACGATATGGAGCGCGAAGACAGACGGATGTCTCACGAGCGCGACCTGGTCGTTATCAAATCGGACCAAAAGAAGGCGGCCACAAACCAGTGAACAAGACGATTAAGGTCAAAGACGAAAACGGCGTGCCCCGCCCAGTCAAGCCGGGCGATCTGGTCCGATTCCGCAACGGCTCTGAGTACTCCATCGGCAGCCGAGGCGAACTTCGCGTGATTCGCCAAGCGAAGCGAGGTCTGCCACCGAGCAAGGCCGCTCGCAAAGCGAGGCGCGCTGCCGCATTGCGCCAACTGCAAGACGCTTGCCACAGAATTCAGACAGTAGAGGAGAGTAGCCATGGGTAGACAATCCATTTGGGTGTTCAAAGACAGGAGAACGAATCCGGCGATCGTCCACCGTTTCACTTTAACGGGCGAGCCCAACGCCGTTGAGATTCACATCCTACGCGATCAGACGGTTGACAGCGTCGCGAAGGATGCCGTCGAGGTAGTGCCTGTATCGGCGCCGCCTGGGAGTCCGTGCCTGGTCCATCTTCCGAAGGACTGGCGCAATCAAGTCTGGTGGGGACCGAATGACGAGTACATTGGACCTCGCGGGTTGTTCTACGTCGAGGAAGGCGAGTATCCCAACCCGCACGCAGAACTGGCCGCCGCGGAGACATCTCGCATTCCTCCGGTTAAGGCGCCCGAGCCGGTTGTCGACGTCTCGAAGGAGGCTCCGGTTGTGAGCGAGCAGAATGCGGACGTGCAAGAGTCGCCGCCTCCAGTCACCGCGAAGCCAGATCTACACGCATCAACGCACGAGAATGCGGAGCATCTTCCTGATGGATTCCCGGGTAAGGCCAAACTCGAAGCGGCTGGCGTGAAGACGTTCGGGAAAGTCCGCAAGCGCATCGAGGCTGGAACCCTGATCGACATTGACGGAATCGGGACGGAGACCGCAAAGGCGATTGAGGAGGCGGTGAAGTGAACAACAGCATTCAACGCGGCCAGACCGCCACAATCGCGATCAACACTGCGACAAGCACCATAGTTGACCTGCACGGCAAGTTTCTTGTCGGGCTTGTGATGCCGAGTGGGTGGGATGCCGCTGACATTTCTTTCCAGTGCGCTCTCGGCGCAGAGGAGACGGTTGGCGGAGATACCACGTTTAACGATTTGTACGACGACGCCGGGGTTCGAGTGAAGGTGGTCGTCACCGCCTCAAAGCATGTTTGCTTTAGAAACGACCTGCGGAGCCTTTTCCGAGGTGTCCGACATTTCAAGATCCTGTCCGCGAACACATCTGGCGGCGCGCCGGTCAATCAGACGGCCGCAAGGACAATCATTCCGATAGTGGGTGATGATTAAGCCAAAAGGCATTTTCCTAAGACCAATCCAAGGAGAGTAACAATGGACGAAGAAACTGATCTCGGTGCGAATTCCGCCGAGAAGAACTCTGGTGCTGAGTCTCAGCCGGCCGAAGAGTTCATTACTGACGAAGAGCAACCAGGTGAGTGGGAGGATCTTGGTGGCCAGCCAGAAGCCGGCCCGGAAGGTGAACCCACCGACGACGAGGCGAGTAAAGAAGCCGACCCCGCCGCGGCTCTGTCCGAAAAGTCAGAAGAAGACAAGGAACTTGAGGAGCAGCTGAAGGATGTACCGCAGACTGGCCTGGTTGGGCATCTGCGAGGCCTTGCGAAGACTGCGTTGAAGACGAACAAATCTCTTACAGCGCAGGTGACTGAGCTCGAGAGCCAGCTGGAAGCGGCTCAGGGTGTGATGTTCCGCCCGATCGTTCCAGCTGAAGATTTCGCGGCGCAGGGTAAGGCCAAAGAGTTCTGGGATGACATCGCAACCAACCATCCGGCGTATTACGATTCGATGGTCAATGACGTGATCCGGTCGCATATGCATCCGGAGAAAATCACTGCGAATCCCAGCATCATTCCTCAGGCTGCAGCAGAAGCGATAGCCGACTATTGGATGCCGATCTTCATAGAGAAGCAATTCGGTCTCGATCGAGCAGGATTTGCAGCTCTGGTCGAAGCCCACCAAAATGGCACGCTTAGTCAAGGATCCACTGACAACGGCCAGCAGGCAGCAACACTTAACCCGCAGCAGCTTGTCGATAAGTTTGGACTCGACCCAGAGGCTGACAAAGACCTGATTGCTTATTTGGGAACCTTGGGAAGCACTGCATCTCAAGTCTCGCGTATGCAGGCTGAGATCACCAAGCTCAGTCAGGCACACACAGGAGTCACCAAACAGCAGGAAGAGATTCAAGCCAACGGACGGGTGGCACAGTTCGACGGGATGATCACTGCGGATCGCCAACAATTGCTCGACACGGCTATGAAGTCTCTGCCGAGAAACCCAGACGGTTCAGTTCATAAGGACTTTGCGCATCTTCCTGGTCAGATCAAGGATCTGGTTGACGCGGCGCTTGCCCGAGACGGCTCGTATTCAGCCGCCCGAGACAACGCACGCAAATGGTTCAAGCAACCAGGGAACCCGGAAACCGCAAAGCAGCTCGCCTCTCGCGATCTAAAGAAAATCTACGGTCACCACAAGACCGTAGTGACTCAGATCGCTCAGGCTCAACTGAAGCCGTATGAGGAACTGATCAGAGCCAAGAGCCAGGTCGCGCAATCGCAGCGCACCCGGATACAGATTCCAGGCGGCACCAATCCATCCGGCGCCACTCGCCAGCCGACGCAACCAGGATCTCGGCAGGGAATGAGTCTCGCTGAACGGGTCAGAGCACGCGGAAGCGCGTAATTTCGGAGTCGCGCCATTGAGGCACACACATGGCTGAGACACAAGTAACCTACGCTGAGGCGGTGATCAAGGAACGTATCGAACCAGAAGTTCGAGATATGTTTCTTGAAGTACAGGACCTCTACAATCGGATCTCGAACGGAAAGGGCAAACGCACGAACGCGCGCGGCGTACGCATTCCCTCCCGGGTGCGACGTAATGCCTCGTTCGGCGCAATCGGGGAGTCTGGGACTCTGCCGACCGCCGGCCGTTCGGAGTTCGTCGAACTCAAAGTCTATCCAACCTCTCTTTTCTCGGGCTATCGAGTCTCACGTCTTGCGATCGCAAACTGCAAGGGCGACGAGGATTCGCTGGTCAATTTGCTGTCGTTCGAAATGGAAGCGGCGCTCGATTCAGCTCGAGCCAAGATCAACGACGCGATCCCGCTGGACGGCACCGGCGAAATTGCCCGGGTCAAGTCTCGAGACTCAGGGACTCAGTTTACCTGCGAGTCGACGTCTGCCGGCGGGAATATGTTCGGCAACATCAAGGTGCTTGCCAATGCGGGGCTGTCGTTCTATGACCCCGTTGGCCAGGCATATCGCGCGACCCCGACGACCTCGATAGTCAGCGGCGATCCTGATCCGTCGACCCAGACGGTGACGGTTGACTCGCTGTCTGCCGCGGTGGCACAGGGCGATCGCGTGTGTTTCTCCGGATCATTCAACCGCTATCCTCACGGTTTCGATGCGCTGATCAACAACGGCTCGGGGATGATCGAGGGACAGTCTCGAGCGACTTATCCCGGTCTTCGATCAGTGACGTTCGACGCGAAGAACGCGGATCCAACAGTGGCGCTGTTCAACAAGGTGAGAGCCTTGCTGAAATTCCGTCACAAGATGGCTGATCGGACAACGATCGTGTCGGCTCCTGGGGTGAAGGTGAAGTACGAGGAGCAGGGTCACGAACTAAGCCGGTTCAACCGGAATGGATCCGGTGGGACGATGAAGCTCGATTTCGGCAACGTCCATCACGGGCCCGCCGGTAACGAGTGGGAAGACTATCCGGTCATCCAACCCAACATAGTTTGGGGGGTGGACTTCAACGAGATTCATAAGTACGAGCTCGAGGACTTCGGTCCACTGAAGGTGGGTGAACAGTACCTCTGGCTCGGAGTCGGAACCTCGGGCGGTCAGCGCGTAGACGCAGTGGAAGGATGGGTAGGAGCCCGATTCGATATCGGAACGCCTCTGCCTCTCGCTCACTGGAGAATTAACAACAGCGGAACCACGGATCAGCCGTTGGCTCAGTTGGCATTCTAAGGAAAGGAGGACAAGAGTAATGACTAAAGCAATTGCGCACCCAGTCGTACATCAGATGTTCTCCTCCGCTTCGCGTGGCACAACGACCTCTCCGGTATTCGCCACGATGAACGAGAACTCCGCTGTGTTCCAATTGGATTGGACCGCCCAAGGGGGCACGAATCCAACACTTGATGTCGTCATCCAGGATGGTCCAACGGAAACCGGTCCGTGGTCTACTCTGGCGACGTTTACGCAGGGCACCGCCTCGACCGGCAATCAGGTCCTCGCGGCCTCGCGGGCTCCGATGCCGTTTCTTCGGGCCGTGGCAACCGTTGGCGGCTCGGCGACTCCCGTCTTCACCTTCTCGTTGTTTGGAATTCTGTTCCAGGCTGCGGGGGTGGCGGTGTCGACCTCAACGAGTGGAAACGTAACCTCCACTCAGATGACCATCACTGGCTCGAACGGTGCTCAGGCGGTCTACGGATTCAACACCGAGCTCCTGACGTTGAGCACGGGCGGTGCCACGACAGACACCACCGGCAACCTGCTGCCAGCTGGCGCGATCATCGACGCTGTTGAGGCGATCGTCACCGTGGCGATCACCACGGCCACAGCGTTTGGCTTGGGCGATCCGACCACGGCAACTCGCTTCACGGCGGCGGCCGCCGCTGCTGCTGCGCTCGGCACTCGTATCGTCGGCATTGATGCGATGAACGGGAACATCACAACGACGGCGGCGGGGCCAACTCAGGCCGCAGCCGCAAAGGTTCGTGTCACAGCGAACGGTACTCCTGGCGCGGGCCAAGTCCGCATTACGGTGTTCTACCGTCAGTTCATCGCTCCTACGAGCTGACAATTTACCCTTGGGGCTGTCGGTCTAGAACGATGGCCCAAAGGCTTCCCTCAAAGGCAAATCATGGCCAACTACCAAAGCAACTTGGGCGACCGGGTCAAAAAGAAGGGCAAGAAAACTAACTTCCAAAAGGGAGGTTTGCACCGAAAGACCGGAACTCCGGAAGGCGAGCCGATTCCAGAGGACAAACGCGAGGCGGCGAAGGCCGGGATGTTTGGGAAGAAGGCGCAGCTCGCCGAGAAGTTCTCGAAGGGTAAGTGATGTCGTTCAAGTCTTGGCCTCCAACGTCGAATAGTCCTCCGCCAAATCCCGAACTCGCGCGCTGGTTTCAGGAGCAGCTGATTCAAATCGCGGGACTTGTCTTCGGCGAATACCCTCGGTTGAAACTCTTCTGGGGGCAGTCGATGCGTGAAGCCGACCGCTATCCTGGCAGCCCAGCCTTCGATGGATCTGGAATGCTTCAGCATCGCTACTCGGTTCGAACGATGCACGCCGGCTGGGTAGTCCATCTCCCCCACGGTAACGCACTCTATCCGCCCACCCCCAGACCGCCTGAGGGTATT